TAGCCGATCCACGGGTTTTGAAATGCCATTTTAATAAATTATTTTTCTATAGAACGGAAATATGAAACTTAAGCTTTCACTGGTTGCTACTATTCTATATGATATTGTACAATTAACTACGTCCTCTGCTATATCGAATGATACACCTAAAAACTTTACTCTCTGTTCCCATTGTTGTATAGCCTCAAAAATAAACTGTCTAATCAATGATGTTAACACTTCATCGTTAGGCTCAAACAATAACTCACTTAATCTACTACCATACTCAGGTAGAAAAAATCTACTACCTTTATCTGTATTTAAAATAGCTAATATAGCTTGCTCTATACTACGTTGACTATTGGCTATAGTAGGTTTACCATTAACTAAATTTAATGGGTATGTGATCGTGTTTCCTAAATATCTTACTGCATCTATCATTAGCTTACTGTTCCTGTTCCTTTATCCCCATTATCATCTAAGGTATTAACTACCGCTTGTCCTATAGCTGCCTGTAATGCATCAGCATACCCCTGCGCTTGTATTTCTAAAGCATCATTTATACTACTAGCTTGTCTAGCTGCTTTAGATGCTTCTATTATTTTTGTTTTATATGTTTGATAATTTATAGGCATAATATAAAAATACTAAAATTAATCGATGGTCACTATTTTACTTTTAAAGTTTTCGAATTTCAAATCCCATTTAGTTTTTAATGCAGCCCACTGAGGGGAGGTGTTTATAGTGGCAGTAATCCCGCTAGATGTTTGTATAGCAGATAATTTACCTATGTCATCCCTAAACTCATTAAGCAACTGCATTAAAGTATCGCCAAGGGTACCAGGTTCTTTCGATCCATTCAAGGTGCCAAGACTGATAGCCCCTGATACGATACTAACACCGGTTTCGTTTAATTCGATTATATTCCCGTGGGAATCTGTAATTCTTATTAATTTATTTTTATCATCTAATTCTAATCTATGCTTACTCAATGATTGTAAGATGATCGATTTAGGTTCGTTATTATCAAATTGAGCCTCTTTTGGTACATCACCATCACCAAACCAGCCGTATTCCCAAACAGGGTAGCGCGGATCTCCTTTGACAAAAGAAACCCACACTACGTCATTGACATTCGGTATAGCAAAAAATCCTGTTTGGTTTCCATTAAACATCCCTTTTGGTAAAGCCCAATACTGATAGCACTCATTATAAACATCCGGAACCTTTAACATTAATCTGCCTCGATTCTCTGGATCCTTATTATCCGCTACCGTACCCTGGTAAATACTATAGTACTTACCGTAATACTCTAATCCAAATTGGCGTAATATTTCTAGAAACTTTTTTATCATCCTTCCCCTGCGAATAACCCAAGGTCACTGTTAATTTTAACCCTGTTTAGTTGTTTTGTATCTGCTACCTCTTTCCCTCCAGTAGTCTTATTAGTATTTTCAGCTCTCTTAGTACCTCTCCTAGTCCCTCTGGCAGTTAGGCCTAGTACAGTAGTAAACCCTCCCCGTCCTACACTTTGAGTAACTGATTTAATTAACCAGTTTCCTAGATGCCTAGTAGCTACATTATTAACTGTAACTATAGTATTTACTTTCAGGTTTGGCAAACCTTCTATAGTTAGTGTAGCCTCTTTTGTTGATAGTGCATCTTTCTTTTTAGCATTGTTCGTAACGTTTTTGGCCTCTTCGTCATCATCTGTTTCTTTAACCAAATTTTTCTCACCGGCAAACAATCCGAGATCTGAGTTAATAAAAAATCCCGTGGTGGTTGTAACTTTCTCCTCATTATCGTTATCTACTGTTACTGTGGTTTCTAATTTTGCTTTCGCATTAAATGAAGTTAATGCTGCAGTATTATTCACCCCTTTAGATTTACTTAGTTTAGTTACTGGTCTAAATGATATAACATTATCATCACCATACGTAAACGTTAATACACTATCTTTATCTAAACCACGTTCCCCAAAGAATAAATTACTACCTCTAACATAGAATATAAAATTACTCTCTTTATCAGCCAGATCTTTTAGTAAATCAAAATCCCCTCTATTACCCTGAGGCATACTATCATACACCTTAGTAGTAGTGGTAATATCTTTGTCTAATTGATACTTATCAGCTATTTCCGCAGCAATTTGTGAGGCGGTTTTATTCATCCAGATTTTTTTAGATGTATTTTTTCTCGAGAAGTGCCCTTTATCTAAACCAGTAACTGTAGCTTGTACACCATTAGTTCCATAAGTTACTGAGATATCAGATACTATAGCTTTATGTGTAGCCGATAGAGGCCCGCCTATATAACCAAAATTAAAAACCAACTCATTACCAGCCTCTAAGTTTTCATTATTTAGAAACAATAATATAAGATCCTCCTTAATTTGGAGTGTAACAGTATTATCCTTTTCCGTAGAATCTTCAAATCTTAGAGATTCAACAAATCCGGATATATCTACCCCCTCTAGGTTTATATTTAATACTAATCCTCTCAAATCTGTAATAGTATTTTACGGATATCCGGAATGACTAAACGAGATCCGATTACCTCAGTTAAATCTAATGGGTTTAATATCTCATTAGCATCAGCAATTACCCACCAGAATTTAGATGGGTCCTGTACCTTATTCTTATAGTACCGATAAGCCAGTGTATCTAATCTTTCTAAATCTGTAAGTATATGATATATGTTATCTACGGAATCTAATTCAAATGTAATTAACTCACGCATTAACGCCTGTTCACCATTGGCATACTCTTCTACAGTACCTCCTGCATATAAATTATTAGTTCTGAGTTCGTCCATTGTTCGGTCCTAAATGTGAATTACCATTATCTCTACGAACATCTTCCCACCCTAAATTAAAATTAGGATCTAAAGATAGCTCTACTGATGCATAAGCCTGCTGGGGTAAAAACCCTTTTTGCTTATTGAAATTGCTTAAATCATAATTAACTTTTGTAATGGTCCATACTGAATCACGGAACACATCACCAAAAACTAATTTAACTTTCTGTGGCTCCTGATCGAAACCATCATTATAAGCCAGGTGTTCTAACCATCTACATTTATTAAGCACATCCTCGCGGTTCTCCTCCATTGCGTGAAAATCTAAATCTAATGTTAATCTAGTATCACCTGATACATAATGATATATAGGATTATTCCTACCTATTACTTGTATAGTTGCTATATTAGGATTACGTGCAATAGAAAGTTTATCTGGAACAAACTGGATATCTAATCTATCTAATGTATTTAATGCAATGAAGTATAGCCTACCCTCAGTAGTAGTCATTTTAACTCTACCCTGAGCTCTACCCTGAGTTACTCTATTACGTTCTGCATAATTTGCAGCTTCTGCATTCTCACGATCTCGTTTCTCTTCTATGGTAGCCTCAGTTTCATTAGTGAATCTACTACCGTAATTCTGTGCCTCATTATTTTCACGATCTCGTTTCTCTTCTAAAGTTGGTACTACGGTAGATAGTTTCTCTATGGCATAGCTTTCCATCTGCTGCTTATCAATCAATCTCAGAACCTCCTTTACTTTAGGTCTAACGATTCTATTGGCTAACTGTATATCTCTGATTAATCCCATCTATTCGTATGTTATTGAGTTAGCAAATTCTTGTTTCTCTATTACCTTATCAGCTACCTTCTCACTATCTACCTCTACAGTAACGTTAATCGGTGCCTGGGTATTACTTACATTTACGTTAGGTGTACCGCTTCTAGATGCTAGTGCAGGACCTACTGTACCGTTAGCTAATACTTCTGCAGCCTGTTCTGAGTTTGGTCCAGTATCTACAGGTAAACGAATATTATCACTTTGATCCTCCTCATCCTCACTGAACCCGAATAAGGAGCCTACAGTTTTTAATTTATCTGAAAAAGAACTACCTAGAAAATCTTTAACATTATCTTTCAGCTCTACTAGTTTTCTAAACCCAGTTACCATCATCTGTACAGCAAATCCTACAGATCTAAATGCGAAAGCTAATGCTTTGAACACAACTATTATAGGAACGAATGCAGCTTTACCTAGAGTCTTAAAGAAGAATAAACTACCTCCTAAACGTTCTATATCGAATCCAAGCGAGGCAAATATATCCCCGATAGAATCAAATATCTCTACTACAGCTGGTCCTACAATGTTAAACATCATAGAGAAACCTTCCATTAGCCCCTCCCAAAATGCTTTAAGTCTAGATATCCAAGTACTTAATTTAATTACAAAATTAACTAAGCCTAGTTTCTGCAGACCTTGAAAAGTTTCTTTACTAAGGAATGTTTTACCATTATCCTCGTTAGTAAACATTTCCCTAACCGCTTGTATCACAGCTCCTATTTTCTGGAAGATTAAAATAAACCCTTTCCCTTTCTCCCCAGTTTCTAAGAAGTTGGAAAATGCTGCAGTGGCTGCTTTGTATGTTTGGACTACTGAAAATACTGCAGCAGCTATTAATCCTACTACTAATACTACAGGCCAGTAGGCAGCTAACATAGCTACGGCTGTAGTCCAAGCCTGTGCAGCCATTATACGCATACCTGCTACTACTCCTTTATTTGCAATAATATACATTAATGCCCTGGATCTAGCTGCAAAAAATGCTCTAGCTACTCCGAATAGTGCTAATCTAGTACCATTAATTGCTAGGGTCGCTGCGCCTACAACTACTAATAACCCACCCATTATACCAACTAATGTAAGAATAGCCCTACCTACTTTAGTCTTAGCTAAGAATAGGAAAGCTTTAGATAAGGCAGTGGTTATAAATATCAATATATTAAATATTGGTATGATACCTATTGCTAATGCTTCGGTTATATCTTGGAAAACTTTTTTAAGTTTCTCTAATTTAGCTGGTAATGTACTATTTTTAAGATTATATTCATCTATAATAGATGTACCTTTAATGAATTCCTCATTAGCTAGTTTTTGTTTCTCCCTAACCAAGTCTGTATTAGAACTTAACTGAGCCATAGTTTTAGTAAGATTCACACCTGTTAAACCTATATCCTTTAATGCCTGGTTAAATTGTAATTGATCTGGGAAATTCTTCTTCATATTTTCAGCAAACACTAGTATAGCGTCATTAGCATCTTCTTTTAGCATCTTAGAGAATGTACTTACATCTATACCAGCTGCAGCTGCAGCTTCACTAGTTTTAGTAGTAAGTACATTAAATAATCTACTGATACCAGAACTGGCCTCCTCCGGTCTTGCTCCTAACTGCTCTAAGGCTGCCCCTAAACCTAATATTTTTGTAATATCAATATCTGCAGCATCTGCTACAGGTCCTAATCTTTTAGTAAAGTTTGTTAAAAATGGTGCTGTGGCTAGACCGGCTGCACCTAATGAGTTAATAGAACTACCAATTTTGTTTAGGCCTTCTGCTACTCCAAAAGCTTTAGCTACTCCGAATATAGAATTTAACTTACCTAACTCTGATGCTACTACGTCTGCACCGCCTCCGAACTCATCACCTAAAGCTACTACAGCTTTATCTATAGAATCAGTAAACCCTATTAATTCGTTTTTAGCTACACCAATTTGCCCACCTATCCTAGTGATATCTAATAGATCCTCTAAACTGGTCCGGGTATCAAAGTTTTGCAATTCTTCTTTCAGGTCTTTTACCCCTACCTGGGTGAGTCCTGTGGTTTTTCGAACATCTGCCATTAGATCATCTAACGTAGCTATCCGTTTTATTCCTGCAGTAAGTGGAGTTAATAGAGCTGCACCTAGACCTATAAGGGTAGCACCTTTGGCTACCCCTGCTAGGCTTTTGTTTATTGAGTTACTTACCTTGGCAGTACGGTTATTCAATCCCCCTAAACTTTGTTGGATTTTATTGGCAGTCTTAGAAAAGGCATCCTTTAGAGTGAACGCTACCCCAAAACCTAAACCTCCTCCTGAAAAACTTCCTAAACTTAGTGCCATTATTTTACTTTTCTTCTAATTTCTTTTTCTCTAAAGCTTTCTGTTTATCCATCCGCTTTACAAAAAATAATAATCTCCTGTATGATAAATTTTCCCATTCAGTAAGCGTAATGCCTCTTAATCCTCCGTAAGTGACATAAAAATACAGGTCGTCTAAATCGCCCCTGAAGGGAAGAAAAAACTTACTTCTCCTAATAAATCGATAACTACAAACTTTTTATGATCTGGTAAGTTATCAGCGTTAGGGTGTTTAAATTTAATCTCCGTATCTACAGATCCCTCTACCTCTTTTATAGTAGATCTCAAGTACTCGATATCCTTCCAACCCATTGCATCGAGATTAGCCTGTACCCAGGTTCCGGTACCTCCATCTTTCTTAGGTTCCTTCCATACCTGTGCATTACGCATCTTAATAGGGGTGTGGGAACTAACATCATTTTTAGATACTGCTTCCCCGGTTTTCTCCCCCTTACCATCTAATAAGGTTATCCTGGCTAACTTACCTGATTTAGGTAATGAAATCCTCCCGATACATCTACCTCTTGGTGCATTACCTGAGGGTTACCATCTTCATCCTCATACTCATAATCAAAGTTAAATAAATCCTCATCACCCATAGTAAACTGTCTGATCTCGGTCAAAGCTCTACGCCTATCCGATGCTAACATATTCTCTACAAATTTTAAATCAATAACTTTAACAGATCCCACTCGTATTATGGCATCTGCTAAAGCTGTGTTTAATTTATCGGAAAATTTTCCTTTACCTTCTGTTAATATACGCTGGTGCTTTCCTACGAACTCTTTTACCTCGCATTCGATACCAGACGTAAGTTTAAAAACGTGTGTATTCATTGCTATACCTATTTAATGTTAAACTTGTTTTTATAACTTCTCTACTAAATCTACTGATAAAGTAACTGTTTCTATAGAGTTATCTGATGATTGTCGGTCGAAATCAGAATTAGAAATCTTCTTTACCCAGCACCCAGTACATACGTAGCTATTTACTGTATTAGTACCGGTGGAATCCATCTCTTTAATAACTACGTTACGTTTATAATCTATCCCTAATAGACCACCACCAGTAGTTACGTTCTGAGCTTGATTTAACCAATCCCACATATCGGTATCAGATCCTGGTAATCTCTTTAACTTCTCAAATGTCATATCTGAAAAAGTCACCATACCAGGTGTTTTCACTTTATAGTTTACATCACCGTGCTCTACGGTCTCTACTTCTACCTCAGGTAGAGTTACTTTTTGTACTTCAAATTGATCAATACCCGCTACTTCTATAACGAAATTGAATACTTTCCTTGTGTTTGCTACTTTCGGCATTTCTTAAATTTTTTAAATTAAACTAAACTTTCGAAGTCAACGCCTGAGTTAGTAACAGATACCTTAACACCTAAATATTTTAATGCAGAAATAGGTTTGATGAATAAGTTAAATACATACTTACCTGCATCAATATCATTAAGTTTGTTTACTACGGCCTGAGATACATTATCTACGTTTTGATCACCTTCATATCTGTAAGCAGAGATACCTCTACCATCTACTATACTATCTAATAAAGGGGTTACCTTTCTGTGGATAGCTTTCCAAGTTGCAGGATCATTCGGCTCGAATAATTCTGACTCAATCAAAGGTTTTAATTCTCTGGTAATGTAAATGAACAATTCAGATACGTTAGCATTACTCAGTAATGTACGCTGCCTCTGTAAAGTTGAATTACCCCAAAGGATTGTACCAAAACTAGGGTGCTGAATAACAGGGTTAATACCGTTAACATCTACCTGATCTGCTGTAGCCTGTCTAGCTGCGGATCCTAAGTTAAATACCACCCCTAATGAGTTAGTAATCCTACCTCTTCTAGGTCCTGATACTGCAAACCATTCCACTGCATTATTATCTTTTGAACTATATCGACCTAACACATCACCGATTTCAGGTATCTCTATCTCTTCCCCTGTTTCTGGGTGATTAATTCTAAGCCCTCCAGTCCACATATGTGCTCTCCATGTATTGATAGGAGCGTGTGAGAAA